CCTTTGACCTTCTTCATTCCTCCATCGGTATTGATTCCAGTCAGCGCCAGCGCGTCAGCAAGCATGATCCGGTATGCCTTCAGCATGGCTTCACGTACATTGTCGGTGCTGTAAAACGCCTCATGAGCGCGAAGCATCGAGTCCAAAGAAGGTTCTTGTTGCGCCAGTTGTTCTGTTGTCATAGTCATGCTGCGTGCTCCCCGGACTGATATTTCTCGAACCAGAAAACAACCGGCTGGGGTGTCACCTGAATCTGACCAAATCGCTCAGCTGTGCGGAAATTTACGCAGTACTTCCGTGCGCGTTCTGCCTGCTCCGCTATCTGTTCGCGGAATAACTCAACGCTGAAGGTGGCTTTAAACAGGTTGCACGGCGCACACGCTGGCACCAGATTTTCCAGCACATCGTTTTCCGGGTGCCAGTGATCCCCGGTCGCTACTGTTCGCCGGGTTCCATTTGATCGAAGCGGGCCGAATTCCCATTTTCTCAAGGCAGCTTCAACATGGTCAGCATGCCAGCCCTTTTCCGGCAATTCGCAACCGCAATATGCGCAGCGGCCACCAAATTTCATGCGCAATTCAGCGCGCTGAGTTTTGGTCAGTTTCACAACGCACCTCCATTGCTGTTACCGCGCAGTTGGGCTGCGAACTCGCAAACCGTTACACCACCTTCCTCTGAGTAATCGGCGGATGAGATATGCAGGCCGTGGACAATGCTGCCGTCGTCACGTTGAATATTGCCAACCCACAACAGACCGTCAGTAAAATCACCGTACCCGGATTCATGGCCGTCACCGCATTGCGAGCAAATAGACTCGATGTCGGATGGATCAAGGAAAACCTGTTGAGGCACAAGGGCGTAGCCTTCAGGTATCGCGCTTGCCCGCACTTCAGCCAGAAATGCGTCGGTCTCTTTGAAAGGGTTTTCAGCGTTGACGTCGCGGGATACATACATGTTCACTTCTGACACATAATCCAGAGGTACTGAAGCGTAGAGATATTCGTCTTCCTCGTTGACAAACTCTCCGTGGTTCTCGCTGATATCGGTCAACAGGCGAAGCATCTGCCCATTCTCAGCTGCCAGCGCTTCACGAATTTTCAGTGATTCGCAAAGAGCGGCTTGCGTGGTATCCAAACGCTCGGCCAGTTCGCGCATTAGCTGTGACGACGCTTTAGGCAGGTAACGCGCCGCATGGTATGCCGCGTGGATTAATTCGCTGGTGGTCATGCGCATTTGCGGATCTCCATTAGCTCATTGAACCGGGCCATGAAAAGACCGTAAGCCTGCCCCGGGCGAAGCGGGATGATGGTAAACATGTCGGTCGGCGGGATTCCCTCGAGCACCGGCCACACGGTACCGTCATCAATTTCCAGATCGCGGCGTTCGGTACCGAGCATGACAAGATCGGCATATTTAACGGTCGGGTGCTGGTGGGCGGGTAATCCGAACTTCGCGCGGATCACGCTACCCACATAAGCTTCAACACGCTGGTAATCCGGCAGCAGGTGTTTAAGCGGTGCCGGGATGTCCTGGCAATATGCCTCAGGGGCATCATGCAGCAGTGCTTCAAGGGCGAACTCTGCAGGAACCAGCTGGCTGACAAGCACCGAATGCTGCGCCACGCTGTAGAACTCAGGCAGGTGACCGGCAAAGCGGCAGATATGGGAAAGGGCAGTGGCGATATCCTCGATCACGATGTCGTCGTGCTGAATATCGGTGTAGTTAATATGCTTCCCGGACAGTGTCTGAATATATGGCATTACATGTTCTCCATTGTTACGCGCTGCACCGCGCCTGAATTTGGGTTGAGCGAATCCCTCGCTGGGTGGCGATAAATCAAGTGGTTTCGCTTTAGTAAATGCCCTAATAAGTGGGCATTTAGTGAAACGGGCGGCTGCCACCGCCGGTTAGTTCTCCACACAACACAAAAGAGCACCTACGGTTGCAGCCGCCCGGATGGATTGGGGAATGAGCCCGTCATCCGGTGATGCTCTTGTGTGTTGTGTAAAAAAGGGGCGGTACCAGCTACTTGAAGGAATAACTCTGGTACCGCCAAACAACTACACTACTGCCTGGTTTTATGAGGTTGTGGGCCAGGCGCTTGTCTTCTGGTTGCCGTCGGCGCGGCTGCAATTCACCACAACGGAGAGAGCACTGCGTAACCTGGCACCGATCTGGCCGCCGGTCGGTTTGTACTGGATTCTTCCCCAGCCCCTGGCCCGGACAACGAAGCTTCTATGTGCGTTCCAACCAGTACTCTTTCCGTTATGAGCGAATCATCCGGTTATTCATATGCCATCGGCGGCGACTTCGTGGGCGTCCTGCCTGTTCGCTAGTGATGAATCAAATATACAAAACGTATTCATAATGGTCAATACGATTTGTATACTAAAATTCGAATTTTAGGCAACATATTGTATTAAGATGATTTTATAGGCTAAAGATTTTTGGGAGAGTTAAGCTTACGAGTGGGTTAAAGGATTTAGAGTGAGTCAAAACCCGGACCGATAACCGGTCCGACTTGGCATGAAGATTATATAAATGATTAATCTATTGAAATATATAGATTATAACAAACGTGTTTTTGTTTCGATCGCTACACCTATGATCCGGCAGTTTCCGTTGATAGGCATCATTGGCCATTGTGGGTTTAGACCCTTCAAAAATTTATGGCTACCGTCTATTACGAGTTTTTTGAAAGTTGCCTCATTGTCATCAACCAGTTTAGCAATCACTAAATTGCCGTTAACTGCCTCACGACCTGTATCAAAAAGCACGAAGGTTCCCTCGGGAATGCTGAGGCCCATTGGAGCTGTCATGGAGTCACCCTCGACTTCTAGCCAGAATGCATCACCTTGTACATGCGCATCAGAATCCAGCCATAAGTCAACATCTTTGAGAGTATAGGCTTCACAAGCTTCAGACCAGGATCCCGCCTGAACTTTGCTTAATACGGGATATTTCTTCCCAGGTGTGTATGGACCCATGTACTCAACATCACCTTTAAGCGTCTCATCAATTATTAGCCCACCCGCACCAACCGAAAAATTTCGCTTCCCAAGGAACTCAAGTATCCGAGCTATTTCACTCAGGCTGGGTTCGCGGCGCGCGTTCAGCCAATGGCTGACCGCACCTTTGGTTATGCCAAGGTGTTCAGCCAGATGCTCTTGCGTAACGCCCTGAGCCTTCATCAAGCTTTTAGCTAAGTCGTACCATTTCATAGTCATGCTCAAATAATACAAGTTGTATACTTTTAATCGAGTCACAAAACGTATATATTCTTGCGCATCAAAGATACAAAATGTATATTTAGTTTGTTTATAGGAGACCGCGATGAACAATCTTCGAGCAATTAGAACCAAGCTAGGCATTACACAGGGTCACTTAGCGAGCGCTCTTGGAGTGACAAAAGGTGCTGTTTGTCATTACGAAAATAGCAAAAGAAACATGAATATCGATCAGTGCCGAGCCATCGTCGCTGCCCTGAATAATTTTGGTGCAGAAGTAACGATCGATGATGTATTCCCGCCTACTCAAACTAACGAAACGGCAGCTTAAAAGTAACCACAGTAATAAGGGGTTAACCGTGGATCAGAAACACTGGCAGGTCGAAAAACAGCCCTCTTGGCTGGTGGCAGCTATCAAGAAAACCATTTCATGTTTGCCGGGTGGCTACGCCGAAGCGGCTGAATGGCTGGGTGTAACCGAGAACGCTTTGTTCAACCGGCTGCGCACCGACGGCGATCAGATCTTCCCGATGGGCTGGGCGATGGTTCTCCAGCAGGCCAGCGGTATCAAGCACATCGCTGACGCGGTTTCACGTCATTCGAACAGCGTGAACGTGCCGCTGGTGGAAATAGAGCAGGTTGATAACGCCGACATTAATGATCGCCTGATGGAGTCCATTGAGTGGATTGGTCGTCACTCTCAGTTCATACGTAAAGCGACTGAAGACGGTGTGATTGACCAGGCAGAACGCGAACAGATCGAAGAGAACAGCTATCAGGTCATGACGAAGTGGCAGGAGCATTTAACGCTGCTGTATCGCGTGTTCTGTACGCCAGAAAAGAGTGACGCCCGCGAGTGTGCAGCTCCGGGCGCCGTGGCGTGTCGTAATCAGTGGAGAACTAACGCATGAACAGTTTAACGGCTTATCGCCGCTTACCGCAACTCCGGATGATCCCGGTACCGGGCGTTCCGTTGTTTCGGTATGAGCGCAGATTATCAAACCGCTGGGTTCCATGTAACCACAGCCGGGCGGTCGCAATCGTGGGGGTTTACTACCGGAGGGCTAAGGAGCTATGCGCGAACTCAACCGCTGGTTTAAAGACCGCCGTGGGATCCCCGTCCGCGTCATCCGCTGGGAACCAGAGTCGAAGCGCGTTATCTATCTGCGGTCAGGCTACCCACACGAGTGCTCAAGTCCACTCCAAATTTTTAAACGCGATTTCAGGGAAATAGAGGGCGACCATGAGCACTAAATTAAGCAGCTACGTGTGGGACGGCTGCGCGGCGTCAGGCATGAAGTTATCCAGTGTGGCCATCATGGCACGGCTGGCTGATTTCAGCAGTGACGAGGGCGTGTGCTGGCCTTCGATAGAGACCATTGCGCGCCAGCTCGGTGCCGGGCCAAGTACTGTCCGCACAGCGATCGCCAGACTTGAAAAGGATGGCTGGCTTTCACGCACTCAGCGCCGCCAGGGTAACCGCAACGCGTCCAACATTTACCAGCTCAATGTGGCAAAGCTTCAGGCGGCTGCACTGTCTCACCTGTCAGATTCTGACCTGTCAAAATCTGACGCATCAAAATCTGAACCGTCAAAATTTGAGGCATCAGAATCCAGCAAAAACGGCGGTTTTGACCCGTCAGAATCTGGCGGGGATCCGTCAGTAAATTCAAAACATGATCCATCAGATAAAAAACCTTCTTGTCAGGTTGCTGCGCAACCCGACCCGGAAGTGGTGATTACCGACCAGGCGATCGAGGTTTTAACGCACCTGAACCAGGTCAGCGGATCCCGGTACCAGAAATCCAGAACATCCCTGGAGAACATCCGCGCCCGGCTGCGCGACGGGTACAGCGTTAGCGATCTGAAACTGGTGATTGACCTGAAACATGAACACTGGCACGGCAACGATGAGCAATACCAGTACATGCGTCCCGAAACCCTGTTCGGCCCGAAAAAGTTCGAAAGTTACCTGCAAAGCGCCTCGCGCTGGGATGCCAAGGGCCGCCCGCTGCGTGAAGCATGGGATACCAGCCGACCACGTGACATCAACGCAATCGGGCATGTTGATAAAAACATTCCAGAGGGGTTCCGGGGATGAGCATCGCATCTGAAATTCTGCATTACGTGAATAACAACCCTGGCTGCAATTATCGGCAGGTTGCCGAAGCCATACCCGGCGTAAATATCAGTACCGTCAATCGCTGTCTCAGTCGGTTTTTTACTGAGGGCAAGCTGGCGCGCGAGTTGACTGAATCTTCCCTGGCTTATTACCCGATTCAGGAAAAAGAGCCAGAAGCATTATCGGAAGAAGCTCTCCGGAGACTGACCGAACTGGAAAACCGCGCGCAGCAACTGGAAGCGCAGGAGCTCTATTTCCGCGCCGCATCGGTCTGGCTTAAAGCCTTTGATATGGCCATCAGTAATACAGATAGGAACCGTTATATCTCGCGCCGCGCTGCCTGTCTTCGCAATGTGGGAAATTACAGAGCACCGGAAGGCCGTTGCTTTCTCGCGGGCCGATACGTGGGGGAAGAATAATGCCAAATAAATATTGCTGTGAACTTGCTGAACTCCGTAGCCAGGCGGTGCACGAACTGAAGCAAGTTGGGGATCAGTGGC